GCTTTTAACTCTGTGTAAGTCATGTCAGCCCATCTTCCCGCTGATCTTGCGACCCTTGGTAGCAGCGCCGTAACCACGCATCTCACCAACACCGTATGGGTTGATTGGCTTGTAGTTGCCTTTGCTGATACCGCCGACCGACGGATTGATCTCATTCAGCACGTTCGCACCAGGCGTGTACTTGCTGTACGTATCAATGCTGGTCTTGCCGCCTTCCATCGTGTGCGGCTGGGCATACGTCGATGCAGGGCCAACTTCCTTCCCCTGCTTTTTCATTGAGAACTTAGCCATTATTTACCTCTCGAGTTGCCACGCTGATTCATAGCACGCGCCATGTTGCGCCCGTATTTTTTCATGGCTTCGCCTGTAACGCCACCTTTTGCCATGTTGTGCATACGCTTCTCGTGGGTTTTAACCGCCTTGGAAGCAATAGACTTCATCTTGCTAGTATCCATTCTGAACTCCTACGTTGTTAATACGGTTACGCTATTTACTACCCCCGGCACCGCCAAATTGTTCGGCGTGAGTCCAGCATCGTTAGCCCTAGATCCGCCTACCGGATACCAGCCCCACTGAATAATCCTGCTACCGCCGCCTGGATACCCTGTTTCATCTTCTTCAGGGCCAGTATTAAACTTTGTCTGTATGCCTGTGTATCCAGACTGAATGTAACTGACATCTGGCCGAGGTTCCCGTACAGCTTGCGGGTCCGAAATCGGGTAAAGACCTAAGCTAAGTTGAGGCTGATCAGGCTCCCAGCATGTTTTACATACCTTAATCTTTACATTCTTAGTCTTAATAGTAAGTGTTTTAAGCTCTTTCAACAAATAGCGAAAGCCACATCTATCGCACTCAGCAATAGATTTTTTGCCTGAAGCATACTTACTGGGCATAGTGGTTATTCTTTAATCTGTTTTCTACCGCTGGTATTACCTGCAAGTTTTCTGGAACGTGCAGCCCTGATACATTTTTGCCTTGTAGCGGAACAATATGGTCAACGTGGTAGTTCAAGCCGGCACGTTTTAAAGCATCCCGATACACGTACACACATCCAATCTCAAACCAGTGACCTTTGTTTAGCCACGCTGGGGTTGCCCTTAGCTTTACCGCTCGATACTTTGCCCTATTCGCATCAATCCTTGCAGAGTTTTTCTGCCTTGTGCGTTTATCTACCTCTGCCGCCCGTTCCGGATGTCTTTCTTTCCAAGCTTTGGTTCTTGCTACGCTTTTTTCTGGATACTTTTTTGCATATCGACTGCTTTGCTCCGCCCACTTGTCTGGGTTGGCTGCTCTCCACTCTTTTACCCTTTGATAAGCCTTTTCCCGATTACGTTGTGCGTAAGCCTTTTGATACGCTTTCCTAGCTTCCAGGTCTTTAAGCGGCATACATCACCTGTAAGTAATCATCCGTGGCACCAAACGATCCGGCGCCTTCTCACGATCCTCGCCCGCTGCCATCTCCCAAGCCTCGTCATACTGCTGTTTCAACATTGGTACGCGCTGCAACGCATCCGGCAGCTTGACCGACAGCATGTATGCCAGCCCTGCCACCAGCGCATTCTGGAAGCGAAATGGAATATCTTCCACGTTCGCACCGTTGCCAGCGTCATACATCCTGCGCAGCCGCCAGTACACAAAGTAGTAGTACGGAGACTCCAACGTTCCCTGATCCGGCGATGGCCAAACGTTAATCTGAGGATACAGAATCTCACCGTCCGTAGTCTGCCCAGACCGGCGGTTTACCCACACCTGAATCGGGCGCCCCTGCGTCAGCTTGTTTGGGATAGTGGAGTAAGTGGATATCGAGATCCGGTTAATGTTGATATCAGTCTGGTTGGCAATAGAGCTAGGGAAAGTACGAATAACGTGCTCAAGAAGATCAACGGTATCGACAGGTAGATCATAGGTAGTTGTCCCTTGCACCAGCGTGATTTGACCCTGCTCAATCGTCCACAGATTGATGCCACGGTTTGCCCACTCCGTCAGCATGAAGTTCAAGCTGCGGCGAGCAGTACGGAAATCATAGCCACTACGCAGCTCAAGCCCGCAACGCTCGAACGCCTCTTCAATCAGGTCATTAAGAGTCGGGTTAAAGCTAGTAGTGGTGGTTGTTTCAGCCATTATCTAAACCTCGCGGTCTTCTGGGCTATACGTTTTGGTTGCGCGACGAACTGCTTGCCAGCTTTCTTCCCTGCCCGCTTTGCCTTCGTCGTGGCGGCATACTCGGCAGGCGTCAATGACTTGATCGCGCTTGTCGGCAAATATCGCTCGCCCGTCTTCGAGGACGGCTTCCCGCTCTTGGTACGCCACTTCTGGTCACCCCAGTTCTTAAGCGACTGCTGCGGAGCTTTCACTTATAACCTCCGCCCTTCGCCTTGTACTTCTTAGCTAACAGCTGGGCCTTACGAGCTGACCACTGGCCTGCCGCCGTACCTTGGGTAGCTGAGTTCTTGATCTGATTGAACAAGGACTTTCGCATCCCAGGTTTGGTGTAGTTGCCAGCTTCGTTCACGCGAGACTTAACCTTGCCGCCGTCTTTATAGACCGTCACCGGTTCGTTTCCGTCCCGTTTCTTGACCTTCCTAATGACTGCTGGGCGTACGGCACCCATCCCGCGTGATGGCATCATATCTAGCCTCTATCAGCAATACTTCTTGGTCTTGCCGCCGCCTGCCATTTTGACCTGCATAGCTTTGGTTTTGCCTTTACGAGCAACACCGTCAGCAGCTTTGTGACCAGCAGCCAAACCACCGCTCGCCATCTTCTTAACGCTGCCGCCTTTTTTCATCATGCCACCAGGCTTATTAAGAACCTGTTTGATTGGAGTGCGCGGCCCGGTAAATCCTTTAGGGCCACGAGGTCCCATCGGACCACCATCAGTCGGACCGGTGCCGCGAGGTCCGGGAAGAGGTCTTGACACAGGGTTGGGGGGCATCGGAGTTGGTGGTCTTGACACAGGATTTGGAGGCATCGGAGTTGGTGGTCTTGACACAGGGTTTGTAACCGGTGTCAGTGGTCTTTGACCCATACCACCCATCGCCATCTTCTTGACGTTGCCGCCCTTCTTCATGCCCTTCATTTCAGCCATCTCATGTTTCAGCATGGACTTAGGAGCGCCCTTCTTTTTCATGAACGACACTTCCTTCTTCATCATTGCTTTTGACTCTTTCATCTCGCCACCTTTTGCTGTCTTGGATATGCCAGCTTCGGATAGGCCAATAGCAATGGCCTGCTTAGGGTTTGTTACCTTCTGACCGGACGAAGACTTCAACTCGCCCTTCTTGAACTCGCGCATCACGCGGCCAACCTTAGCCTGCGGTTTCACACCATTCTCCCGCGTGTCTTGCCCTTGGTAGCGCAACCGTCCGCCCGCTTAGAGGCAGAAGATACCTTGCCACCCTTCTTCATCTGGGTAGGCTGGGCGGTTGCTGGAGCAGGCTGAATGTTGAACGTCTGATTAACACCAGACTCAGGCTGTGTCGTAGACGCTACCGGCTGGTTGCCATAGAAAGGATAAGTGGGCTGCTGGGCAGCTATCTCACCACCGTCTGCATATCGCTTTTTCATAGCATTCTTCCTTTGGTTTTGCCCCGAACGGCGCAACCATCAGCGCGTTTAGAAGCAGAACTTGTTTTGCCACCGGAGGACATTTTTTTAATCTGCCCGCCCCGCTTAAACTCGGTGTCTTTGCTATCCATACCCATACGCTTGTTGCCGCGAAGAGTGCGCTTAGGGTCTAAATCACCACCCAAAGTCATAGCATATGGATCGTTTAGGCTGGTACCAGGCATCTTGCCCACGGTGCTGCCAGATTGGCTTCTACCCTCACGGGCTTTTACACGCTCTGCCAATGAATCTTTCTTGCCTTCGCCGCGCTTGCTCATAGCCATTTTGGCCGCGGCTGCTGCGGCACCAGCCCCACCAAGTGCTATCGGGATTGCCGAACTTGGAGAGCGGTCTTCTTTTTTCGAGCTCGACCTAGAAGAAAAATCTTGGGAGCCAAGGTCAGATGACTTAACAACATCATCGTATTTGGATGAACGGCTACCTTTGCTAGATGCTAATTCAGTTGTATATCGCTTGCCGCCAAACTCAAACGTTTTATCACCAGATCGGCGAGCAGAAGCAAATGCTTGCTTGAACGTTCTAGCTGTAGGCTCTTCGGAATCATCACCTTTAACAATGTAATCCTTGATTGCTCGGCGAGGCGAATCATCCATTGGAACCTCATCGCCAACAAACGAAGTTTCTTCGCCGTTGTAGCGTTTTACTTTGTGTTTCATAACACCCTCCGGTGCGATTCAATCAACTGATCTATCTTTGTCTCAAGTCGGTTGAATCTTTGGTCAATATGGTCAGTGATACGGTCTACTTCTGCCTTGGTCACGTTATCACGAGCAATCTCCTCACGAGTCCTGTTCAAAAGAATCGTGATACGCGCTAGCTCTGAGAACTTCTCATGC